ATCACAAAAGTCACTGACCGTTCCGGGTAAATCTGTGAAGCCTTCACGGATTCTGCCGCGCTGCCGGGGTGTATTACTTCCGCCCACACTTGCAGGTCTGTGTTGCTGCCCGCCACGGGTTGCCCGTAACCATCGAACGTGAATGATTTGCGCCGAATGTCTATGACTTCCGACAGCCTGCCGGGGTTCTTCATGGCTGATATAAAATGCGTTCGGTTGACAGCAATGCATCCACCCCCAATTTCAAACGGGTTGTGATGGTGCCGGTAATCTCTGCCTGCCTGTTTTCATACAGGTGTCCACAAATCAGCAGCACGGCAGCAATGATGTTGGGCGGGATGCCACCGGTGGCGTGCCCATACGTGAATGTGATTTTGATGGGCATCAGTGCATATTCATACGGGGCAGGAACATCCGTGAAGGCAATGCGTGCCGGCTCTGTTTTCAAATCATAGTGATATTTTGAGCCGTTCAGGGTTGACAGGGTGCCGTTATTGTCTGTTTCATATTCAACCCGGTCAATGGTCGCCACTGGTCCCAGTGGGAAATAGTCCATGTGGAAATGTGAAAGGTGCCCGTATGCTTCAATCCGTCCCAGTGAGGTGTTGCAATACTGTTCAACGTATCGGATGGAAGCGTTCCTGATGGCAGTGATTAAACTGTCTTCCAGTGAGTGCGTCACACGTAAATGCCGTTTGACTTCCGCCAATGTCAGAACGTTGTCCGGGTCTTCCCGCGTGCCAATGGTTACCTGCATAACGTGCAAAATAAAAAGGGGCACCGATGTGGTGCCCCCTTTTGTGGTTTGGAAAAACCCCCCGGAATATTATGACCCGGTTTCATAACGGGCATGCAACGCACCTGCCTGCAACACATCAGAATCAAAATGCCTATGAATTGAAATGCGGACCTGATTGCTGATATCATAGGTGTAAGGGTTGATAACAACGTCGACACCCCCAAAATACCCGATGACTGCACCACGGCTGAAATCACCCATGATGACCACCCCGCCACCATATTCATTTGTAGCCGTTGCGTCATCAGGCATGTTGCCCCCGACCAGATACGGATATCCCATGTATTCATTCCCGACCATTGCAGCAGTAACAGCGGACACATCTGAATGTGTTGCCAAAACACCGTGTGCCCGTGGGTTTGCCACAATTCGGATGTTGCCCCGGTTCACGCCGTCTAACAATGCATTTTCTTCCAGTGTGCGCATCACTGAAGACGATGCACCCAGTGCAGTTTCCACGTTGTCACTGTTGGCAGCAATACCATCAAGGATGTCGATGAAGGCAAATTTTTCAATTTGCTGCACAACGGCATCAGACAAATCACGCACAACCAAACTTTCAACGGCTGCACCACCCTGCATCATCAGTTGTTCCGTGACCAGCGTGAACGCAGTTGCCCGGCGGGGCTGCAACAGGGTTTGACCCAGTGCCTGCGCTGATGAATCTGCGTCAACGGCTTCACCCTTTTCCGCGATGTTTGCGCCGGCGGTCATTTTCGGGATTTTCAAATCCGCAGTGAGACCATTCAGGACCGTGCACCCTGCCTGTTCCAACACATTCTGTGCCCGCAATGCTTCCACTGCTGGTCCCACGTTGGTGGCAACAAACTGTGTGCCGTTGTCATTTGTTGTGTCCGTTGCACCCCAGTGCCCTGTGTCACCCACAGCACGGGTCAACAACTTGGATGGAATCGACAACTGACCACGGAAGGTCAACCCGGCTGCCGCAGCTTCCCGGTTTGCTTCCTCTGTCATTTCCGCTTCCAGTCCGGTCAACTGTTTGCCACGGTACACCTGTTGGATGCCACGGACCAAAGAAAAACGCTGACCGATTTTGTTCAGTTCGCGTTGCTCACTGCGTGAAACGCTGTTCCCGCCGGCAAGGATTGCAGACTCTTTTAACTTTTGGTCTTCACGCATGACCTTAATCTGTCGGTCATACTTTTCCACTTCATTTGCCAGCCGTTCCAATTCAACCACATCCTGACTGGTCAGGTCACGGTCTTCCTTCACGGCATCATCTTTGATTGCCTGCCTTTTCTCTGCGTAGTCTTCGCGCAGACTCAGCAGGTCTTTCAGTGTCAGTTCCCTGTTCATGGGTTCACTCTTTGTTTCTGTTGTTGTTTTCTGTTCCGGTTCGGTGGCTTTGCTGCGTGCAACCACGTCCGTGGTCGGGTACGCTGCCACCGTGACCGGGCTGACGTCTAAAATAGAACCCACCGCCATGACTCTGCGCACCCCATCACCCTGCCTTTCTTCCTTTTCAATAGTGAATGCAAAGGATGACTGTGAAATGTCGCCACGTTTTATCATGGCATACATATCACGGGACTGCTGTGTGTCGACCAGTACGGCACGGTAGTGCAGCCCGTGGTCATCGGTGGTCAGGGTCAGTGTGTTGTTCACCGTGCGTGCCATGGGTGCACCGTCATGGTTCAATAACAGTCTGACATCATCTGTCAGATGCCCATCAAATGCACCGGGGTCAATGACTTCCTGAAATGGTCCAATGTTGGTCACCTGATTGAACACCGCTGCATAGCCTTCAATCACCATTTCATCTGTGTCAGCTGCACGCACTTCCGCCGTGCGCACTTCCACACTGCTGCCGTTAACCTTCCGAATCTGTTGCTGTTGTTCTTCCTTCATTGCTTTGTGTTGTTGGTTCACTGATTGTTTTGCTGTACTGGTCAAAGTGTTCCAAGGAAACCTGATTCACCTGCACTGTCGCAATATCACCCCCAGTGATAGGGTTCATCTGTTCATTCATGCGAACTTCATTTATTGTCATCCATCCTGATGATATTGCCTGCTGATAAAATGCAGCACGTGCAGCCATGTCACCACGGTGCAGGTCAGCCATTCGGAACCTGAACTGATGTTCTGACTGTTCAAAGGTGTTCAACAGTTTCCGGTTCAATTCCTGTTCGATGCGTTTTGCCCATGGTCCCAGCGTGTGCCGGGTGAATTGAATGCTCTGCTGTTCCACGTTGTTAAACGTGCTCTGTGTTTCAAGCTGAATCAGGGACGGGGGCACACTGAAAATCCTGCAAACTTCCTCTGCCTGCAACCTGCGTGTGTTTATGAACTGCGCTTCATCCGGCGTGATGCTGACACGGCTGTATTTGAAACCGAATGGCAGCAGTTTGGTGCCCGATGTTGTCGCTGAACGGTTCCATGATTTTTGTATCACTTCCATCTGTTCAGCCCGCAGCGGGGTATCACTGGACAGCACCCCGGTCATCTGACCCCCGTTGCTGAAATACTGTGCACCATAATCCTGCACAGCCTTTGACAGTCCCAGATTGTCACGGTGCACCATGATGGGTGACGCTTTGTAAAGGTTGAAAATTTCCAGCATGTCATCCGGCTGCACAGTGAATTCATTGCGCACCCTATACACATATGCACCGTTCATTTCACGGCGTTCAACATCGTCAGGGTCCAACACAGTCAATGATTGAACTGTGCCACCTGTGCCCCTTTCAATGAGTGCGTGACCGGCACCCCGCAAAACGGCATGACTGATGATGGTTTCCCAAAAGTCAAACGGGGTGCAGTAAATATTCGGACTGACCTGCGTGACATAATAGGCAGGGTGATTTCGCACACGTTCCATTGACCTGCCCTGTTCATGTATCAGGTCCAAATTCAACTGTGCCAGCGTGCCCGCAATTTTGTACACGCACGCATAGACTGCCGAAATGGTCAGGGCTGTGGTGCTGGTTATGTTGACCCCTGCCTGTGTTGGTCCATACAGATTTGAATGCTGCAACACTGTTGCATAATCATCCAGCCCGATACGTGCCCGGACCATTTTTGCTGCACGTTGTAGGATGTTCGCCATTTGTGCAAATTAAAGAGGGGCACCCACACAGTGCCCCCCCATAATAACACACAACACACACCCCATTGGGTACATGTCACAGGGTCACAATTTCCAACATGGGTTCGACATCCTGCGCCGTTTGCAGATATATACCCAGTGCCATGATGGATGACACCACACCGTCCACCTTTTGACTTTCGCTGTTCTTTTTCTTTGTCACTTTCACGTTGTCCGCTTCATCCCGTGCCAGCTGGACACAACCAAACTGCCACCGCAAAACGTCATGACCACCGTGGATGATTTTGCCATCACACATCAGCCGTTCCATTTCCTTTGTTGGAACTGATTGTGATGCATAGCCCTGCCCGAATGGTTCGCAGTTGATGCCGTCAAGGTATGGCACCACCATGTGTGACATCCATCTATCAAATGCCAGTGCAGTGATGTCATAGATGGTGGAAAGGTTCACAATCCATTCCCGCACCGCTTCCATATCAGTCACGTTTCCTGCCGTCAAACTGACCAGCCCCGCACGCTGAAAGGTGATGTAATCCACCCCCCCAGATAGGGACCGGCTTTGTGCCTTTTCTTCATTTACAAAGTGGTGGCATTTCAAGTAGAAACAGTCACGGTCATCATCACGCCACAACATGGCAACGGCAGTCAGGTCACGGGTGCTGCTCAAATCCAGCCCTACATAAAGGGGCAAAGATTTCAGCCGGTCTTCCGGCACCGGGGCAGCACCTTTCATGAACTGTTCGTCTGTAATCCATGCCGTGGAACTGGATGTCCAAATGTTCAGATGCAAACGCAGAAAGGTGTTGACCTGTGAAGGATTATTCCGGCACCGTTTTACTTCCTGCTCGAAATATTCAGGCATGCAAATTGTCCCATAACCGGGGTTTGCCTTCATCCATGTTTCCGGCTTTGTCCAGTCATCCGATTTGTCAGCAGAGTACAACACCGGCAGGAACGTGTCATCATCTATTTCACCCTGTTTCACCTTCCGGGCATATTCATGTAGTTCCCAGCAGATGGTTGATGTGTCATGACCAGCCGTGGTGATTGCCATTATCAGGGGCTGCGTGCGTGCCCCGGTGGATGTTGTCAGCACATCCCACAAATCACGTGACGATGCAGAGTGAATTTCATCATAGATGACAGCATGACAATTGAAACCATGTTTTGTGTTCGCTTCCGCGCTTATGGCTTTGTACCAATTAGCACCGTATTTGATGGCGTGCTGTTGCAGGTCTAACCGGGTGCGCAGTTCACTGTTCTGCCGAATCATTCCCTGTGCCACTTCAAACACCAAACGTGCCTGATTCCGGTCAGATGCTGCGCTGACCACCTCTGCCCCCGCTTCACCGTCAGCGCAAAGCATATACAAAGCCAGCGCAGCACACAGGGTGGATTTGCCGTTCTTCCGTGGCACTTCCACATAACAGGTTCTGAACTGCCTGCGCCCATCATCCCGGACGGTTCCGAACAGTGGGCGGATAATGTCATCCTTTTGCCAGTCTTCCAGTGTAAACGGCTGCCCACCCTTTGCCCCCTTCACGTGCGTGCAGTACGTTTCAATCCACCTGACGGCACGTTCTGCCTTTTCTTCATCGTAGGGCATCAGAACAAATTCAGCTGATTGTCACGTGCTGCCGTTGTCCATTCCGTGCGCATCCACTTCCCGCCCATTTCGTTTGTGATTTCGTAAGTGGTCGCAACGTATTCAACCCCGTTCACCACGTGGCTGCGTTTCCATAGTACAACAGTTTCCATCACTTCACATCGTCTGGTCGGTACATCTGCACCCTGCGCACCTGCACCAACGTCCTGCCGTGCTGGTCAGGAATCGGGGACCAAATGCACAACGGGTTTCTGTATGCCTGCCGCTTCACTGGTTCTGCCTGTGGGAACAGTTTGCAGACCACTGACAGCGAACTGCACACGCACTGTTCATGTTCATTGCTGCTGTTCATCCAGCTGATTACCCATGCCCCTTTCATGCCTTCCCTTTTGCCAGTTTGTTCAAATCCTGCACCACCCCTGTGAATGTGGTCATTTGGTAGTGTGCCCTCATGCCGTCAACGCTATGACGCACGCTGCACATGTTTTCAGTCACGTGGATGTCCACGGTGTTTGAATCACCGGCACCGTCTTCATACTGCATGTGCACGGTGTTGGCTTTGTTGTAACTGTTCAGGTATCCCGTCACAGTCAGGTTTTGTGCATCCGTCATGTGAGTGAATGCGATGGTGCGCAGCTGCGCCGTTTCAATGGTGTTTGACATGGTGTGTGTGTTGTGTGTTTGTGGGGCTGACCCTGTGCCAGCCCCGGTGATGTTATGCATTTTCGGCATCCATTTCAGCCTGATGACGGCGTGCAATCCGCACACGCAGTTCATTGATGGTTTTGTCACATGCGTGCAACCATTCAAATGCTTCCTTTTTTGCAGT